AGAACGTGTCTCTCCACCCCGTCAAGTAACGTCAGAGGTGTGCCGATCGGTTGCAGGTCGCTCATGGTTTACCCCCTTTTCAGTTGTTTAGTTATTTATCCCGGGTTGGCCGGGTTGGCCGGCGTGGTTGTTGTTACGCTGAGTTTTTCGTCAATCCATGCCTTTGCAAGCGCAAGAGTGTCGAAGGTCTGGCGCAGTTTCCAGATTCCGTCTTCCGGAATAAGGATGTCACCCTCAAGGGTGATGTGGTTGAACTGCACGCTCTCTTCCTTCGTGTTGTTCTCATCTGCCGGTTCCGCAAACTGGACCTTTGTGTAAATCTTTGCTGTCCACTTGCTACCGGACTGTCCAACACAACCGACACCGACAAACGGCGCGACATCATCAACATTATGCGAGATGAGGTTTTCAGACTTGCTGTGACCCAGAAGCATGGTGTAAATCTCATCCTCATCATGGTTGAGTTCTACGGTCAGCGTGCCGCCGGTAACGGACTTGTCAGTTTCAACAACACGGTCATCGCCGTAGTCTTTAACATCAGATGTGTTTGCGGAGCCGCTGAGAGCCACCGCCGGGCTGAGATGCTTGCCGCCGCTAAATTCTCCGGTCGTGTCGTTTCTGATACCAAAAGCAACATATCTTAATCCTTTTTTAGACATTTAATCGTCCTCCTGTTCTTCTTCGTATTCGCATTCGAATACTATGTGATATTGCTCTGTTTCATCGTGCCGTAAGACTGTGACTTCGGGATACGTGAATCCCCATCCGAAGAGTGCGTTGCGCACCTTGTCTAAATCGGAACGATAGTTATTTTTTCCGCTTCTGCGGTCATCCTGCCACACCGGCAAATACAAGTGAACCTGAACGCTTGCGAGGTCCGCGTGTGGTGCATCGTCTCCGAAGTTCGCACCCTGTAAGAGTGCGTAATTGTAAACGATGTATCGCTTTTCCTTGCCGTCATACTTGTCCGGCACTACAGGATAACCAAATTGTTTCAAAGCTTTTTGGATTGCCGCAAATGCCGTCATCACTCTAACTCCAGTTCTTCTTGTAGTGTGGCTTCTATACTTGCCATGCATGGCCCTTCAGCAGATGAAGCGGCACGCGCCCGCCAAGGACGCGCCGCCATATGTGGAACGCCGTACTCTAAGTACGCCGCTTTTGCGCCGTTGCGTTCGCCTTTTGCATCGCGTCCCGTAGGACGTGCCACAGCAAACGCGCCGTAAGCGTTAATCTTTGCGGATGTGGAAGAAATTGAACCAGATACAGAGCCGGTCGCATACGGGCCATGTTCAACGCCCGCAAGTGCTGACCGTGCCGCCGCCTCGTTTATCGGTTGCGCTGTATCAACCGCACGCTTCGCAACTTCATTCATCTTCCCCAAGTCCGCAAGCTTGTCTAGCTTTTTCAGCACCTCATCAAAACCTGTAACTTCAATGTGCGCCAATCAAACCAGCTCCCTTCTTTCTGTCCACAACTCCATAAACCTTCCGCCGTCCCCGTACGGGTTAGGTGGACGGACAATCTTGTATTCTTCCGGCTCCGTCTTTCCTCGTGGATGGTATCGTACAATCATGTCCGTGTTTATCTCTGTGGACGTCCAACGGATGAGGAACCTCCGCTTCGTAACGGAGAAGTCTGATCCGGACTCCAACGCGTGCGTCCCGCTTTCATCCGTGACCTTTGCGCGGCACTTCCGAATCAGTTTTTCTTCTCCCCTGGTCTCAAACCCTTCCTCATCCTGTTCCATCGCACCCGGCAGAATAATTTGAATAGAGCGGTTTAATGTTCCCGGATTAAAATTGTTAAATCCCGGCATTCAATCACCCCGCTTCCGCTTCAGTAATCTGCTCTATCTGTAACTGCGTGATGAGCGACCTCATCATCAGTGTAGCGTTACTGGAGACGCTATAGCCTTGCGTGCTTGTAGCCGTGAGCGTGCGGTTCTCATATATGTCCTGCATGGCGGCAAGGTATAGCATCTTTGCGCGCGCTTTGGATTCGTCAAACTTCCCAACGGCATTTATGACAAATTCCTCTGCGGCCTGCATCATCAGCGGCAATACATTATCGTCTTCATCCCCGTCAATCCTGAGATAATCCTTAACCTGTTCAAGTGTCATGGTTTACCCCTCCTGCGCTAAGAACTCTGCGATAATGTCCGCCTTCCGTGTTGCGGTTATCGTGTATCCTTTTTCCGCCGCTATAGCCTTAATCTGCGCTATAGTCAACGCTTGCAATTCGGATTCCGACAGCTTGCCATCTGAATCCGTGTCAGCGGTAGCGGCGGTTATCAGTTTCCCGATACTGTGATGTATCCGTTAACGATGGCGGCAGAGTCAACAACTTCCGCATCGAGTCTCATGATGCCCCGGAAGATAGTCAAATCTTCTTCAAATGCGTTGATGGCCGCCGCTCCGGTTCCGACTGCCGCCACATCAGAAACGCTGATAGTGAGCTGTTTGCGGTCGAAAATACGGCAATATTCCTTCAGGTCGCCAATGACGAACGGAATCTGATTGGTAGTCTGATTGTCAGCCTGAGTGCTAGTCGTAGCCATAACGCCGTTCGGAACCACAACAACCGGAACCCTACGAGCACCAATTGCAAGAGTCATACTAAACGGATTGTCCGGATTGATGTCCGGCTGAAGCAGATATCTGCCGTTCTGGTCTCTCAGAGTGTCAAGGTAGTTCAGACCGTCATCATTAGTAACAATGGCGGATGTTGCGGCGAATGCCTGTCCGAGTGTAACGTTAAGGGCTTTCTTAATCTTGTCAAGCGCGCCTTCGCCTGTGACCGGTGTAAGGTCTACAGCGGTCTTTGTAGCGATAGCCGCAAGGACAAGAGCGTTACGTGTTGCAACGTCCTCTTCGCCGAGCCAGTCAATAAGCACCTGAGAGATATTTGCATCGGAGTCTTCCAGAAGCTCATTCGTTACCGGGAGATATCCCGCGTATTTTTCAATTGTATAGTTAACCGGTGTGAAGGTCGGGCCGTTCTTTGCGCCGATCTTTCCGGCTTCAGCAACCTTTGCAAAACCTGTGTGATTGCTACGAGTCTGGTATGTTCTGCGTCCGGACATCGTTCCAACAGACTCCGTAGATACGAGAGACTGAAGGCTGAAGTTTGCTTCGCGGAATTTATTGATTCTGGTCTGGATGTCCTCCGGAACAGTGTAGCCGCCGTCTGCCGGTGTTCCTTCATTGTTCATGTTTCTGAAGCCTCTGCGGGCGGCCTGCGCGAACTCATGGATAGCATCCTTTTTGTCTTCAAGCGGCTTTCCTTCCGGCTCAACTGTGCCGTCCCCGTTCGGGTCCATAACGTCCTTCATCAGGTCGAAAGCGGCCTGCTTGTCCTGAAGTTCCTGTTTTGCCTGCTTTGCTTCTTCAATTTTTCCATGTTCTGTGAGATTGATGACCTGAGTCTTGAGGCCGTTAATCTCATCGAGAAGTTCTCTGAGTTTTCTGTTCATGATGTTTTTCCTTTCTTAGATTCCATAAGAGTTAGATTCCATAAGAATCTATATCTTTTAAGAGTTCCTGTTTTTCCGACTCAATCCGGTCGGCTTCTGCTTTTTCGGCAAGAACCTTTTTCCGGATTTCATCCGTAAGTCTCATGCCTGAGACGCCTGCGACCATGACCGGCGCGGATTCCGTGAGAGCGTCCACGAAACCCATCTCGACCGCCTGATTAGCTGTCAGCCATGTCTCACGGTCCATAAGCTTCAGAATTTCATCTTCGCTCTTGCCGGTCTTATCAACATAAGCCGCCGCGAGTGCTTCGTTCATCCGCTTAAGGATTTCGGCGTTTTTCTGCATATCATGGTAATCACCAGCCGCGCCGAACATTGAGACATTGTGAATCATAATCATAGCCACTGGACTAATCTCTGAATGATTTGCCATTGCTATGACAGACGCGGCAGAACCGGCAAGGGACTGGATAACGATATCGACATCATCGCGTCCGTGAAGCAGTGTGTAAATCTCACTGCCAGCAAAAACCGAGCCGCCGCCTGAGTTAATCAGGACCGTTAAGCGTTCTCCGTCCGGTTTGGCCTTGATTGCATTTGCGACGTCATTCGGACAAGTTGAATCCCATTCGAGCCAATCATAAATCCATTTATCATCATTACTGATGATGTCGCCACGAATATTAATCTCCGCCATTTGCTCCGTTCCCTCCTTTCTGCCACTGCTTGCCGACATCCGTGACCGGGATATAATTCCCGTTGCACATCAGGACGTCACCGCCGTCAATGGCAGGCCGGTCAAGTAGTTCGCGGCCTTCGTTCGGCGTGTACAGGGCGTTGTTGACACCTGTTCTGATTGCGTCCATCTGCGTTTTTGTGTCGGTTCTCAAGATGGCTTTCTCGTTAAACTTAAAAAAGAAGCCTGCGAGGACTTCTTTTTTTGACAAAACCTTATAGTTAATTTCCTGTTCATACTGCGCCAACCTGTACAGCATCGTATCAACCAAGAAAGACAACTGTTGCATTTCGCTATTTGAATAGCTCGACTTCTCGTAATCGTTCAATTGGTTCGGTTTGATGCCGAATGCCGCCGCAATCTGAAGCGCGGTGTATTTTCGTAGGTCGATAAACTGCGCGTCTGCTAATGACATCTTGATGGGCTGAAGCTGGAACCCAAGCGGAACAGCTACAACCTTCCCGGCGTTTTTTGCGCCGCTCAACATACTGTTATATTCATTCTGCAAGGCTATGCGCTTTGCTTTATCAATCTCCCCTGTGTACTGCAACGCCATAGAGGCGGACAATCCCGACTTATACAGCGTGTTGAGATATTTCTGCGACTCTGCCGAGCTGTCTACAGTCTCCGCGAGGATTTCCCGCACCGACTTGCCCAAGATGCCGTCAATGCTCATCCATGTCTTGAAGTGCATCACGGCGTCATCCCTGAAAACACGCGTCTCCCCTGACCGCGCATCACTGTAACGGTAATAGATGCGCCCCACGTTTCCGAAGATGCCCGCGTCATCAATCAGCACGGTGACATCCTTAGTCGGCATAGGCCAGTAGGCAACCGGAACGTATTCCCCGCGATATTTGCCAGCCTTC